TCGCGTGCGCTATTCCTCGCGCACACAGCTGAGCCCCAGAGAATTTCAGTTGAGTTTCTTATTCGCGCAATGTCTGCCAAAATCCAGAAACAGCTCGCAGCCTTAAGCAATAGGCTTGCGCAGTTGGAAGTAAGGCGCCGAGCGCCGCAGCCTCAACCAGCTGCCGCGCCGGCGCGCCGTAGACGCCGTAGGAACCGTAAGGCTCCAGCGGCTTTGCGAGCTGGAGAGCTAGACGCTGTGGTTAGGGTGACCCGCAAGGACATCCTGATGACAGTGGACGGCAACAAGTTGCAGCATGCTGAGTTGCACCACAACAACCTTCCCGGTCTGCACAAGTTCGCTGGTATTTACGAGCGAATAACTTGGCATTCCGCTAAGGTTTGGTGGCGCCCTAGCTTGGGTACAACCGAGGCCGGTATGATCACATACGGCATCGATTGGGACCTCAAGAACACAGATGCTCTAACTCGAGCCCAGATAGCCCTCTACACGCCGTCGACATCACACGCAGTGTGGTGTGATACGGCTAGCAAACCGCTGGTCTTACCGGCTTCCAGGCTGTCCTCCAGAAAGATAATGTATTTCTCGCAGGACGCTAACAGCATCGACGGTTCACCGGCTTGCCTAGTGGCCCTTAGCACGCACGCTAAGGGTGGCGGCGAGTTCTGGATTGAGTACACAGTGACGCTCTCGGGAGTCCATCCATGAGGATTCGTGGCGCCGCCGGTCCCTCCACCGCCGGTGCCGCATTATACTCATGAGTGGGTTTACGACCAGGAGCACGATAAGGTGTTTAAATTCCCTATCGGAGCTCAGATCTGGTTGAGCGAGGGCGATGGCACGAAGCCGTGGTCTACGATAGCTGGGTTGAAGAACCCCTTTGCTGAGACACTCCTTGTCAGCGCAACAGCTAGAACCCAGGTTCAGCTGGACGAAGACAATGAGTTCCCAGTATTGTTCGGAACAGCCACAGAGACTGTCGTACCGTTTGAACAACGGTACCGCACCATAACCAAGACTTGGCCTGATAATGACAAGAGTTATTTAACACACAGTCCTAATATGAGCTGGCGTTGGAGTATACCTCTTGCCTACTTGCCAAACCCTGGTTCAGTGGTCGAGCTGGATATAGTGTTATCCTGTGAAACCTCGCCTACCACCACTTTCAATGATGACCCAAATCATAAGCATGAGCAACTCAAGGCCACGATATCATTCAGTTCGCTGTTTGATAAAGTGGAAAACTTGATATCTCACGCTTACGAGGCTGAGGACATCGGAGAAAAGACCATGTACATGATTCACATGTTGTGGAGAGGGGTACTTAAGCCTGTGTTGCCTAGTAAGGTGACTGTAGGTTTGTATCTCGTCCCTATGTTGCAGAATGTGCATGAGAAGCGAGATAAGCCGGATTTACTGCCTCTAGACGACAACACCTTGGTGACGCTCTCTGGCTGGGTTACGATAACCTATCTTTATACCACCCTTCGGCCTTACTCTTTGCATGTACCACCAACCGCCCTGCAGACTTAGCGCAGCCCCTCGTTGAAGTGTTCCCCTCGCTGAGCTGGCAATCTCTCTAAAAGTGCCCG